GATCTCTGTTCAGACCGTGCGTGCGCTTCCCTATCGCGGCGGCATCCCTTATGTCCGTTTCTAGCGATCTAGACGCCCCTACCCTACCCGACGGCCTCGACGATAGCCATGCACCCCCTCTGACCTGCTCGAATGCCTATCATGGCATGGCTTGCACATGGCGCGCCCAAAGCGAGGGTCGTTCTCATCCTCGCCAGCCTTGATGAGCTCGAGCCTAGTGCGTGGCCAGTGGTCGGCCACGGTGGGAGCGATGAGGCACTGTCCCTCACCATGATCCACACATGGATAGTCACACATGCATGACCCTTGAGCTGCTAATACCCCTGCCCTAAAGCGCTCTCTATGGGCACGCCCGTAGACACGCTCTGGCCTGCCTGCCCTAGATAGGTCCTGCTCATGGCGCGCCTCTGCGGTGTGGGTAGTGCACAGGTGGCTGCCCTCTGTAGCGCGCTCGCTACAGGGTGGATATCCGTGGTGCCCGCATGGGGGTAGTGGCCTGCTAGGCATGGGGGTAGGCACTACTGGCCATGGTGGGGTGGGGTGTTTCCTGCGGGTGGGGTGGGTGGGTTCCGTAGCGGCCGCCGGTGCCTCGGTGCTGGGGACGTCTTGTGGTGGCGGCCTCGTGGACGTGCACCGGGTCGTAGAGGTTGGCCTTTCCGCGTTTGCCCACTATTTCGAGCTTGCCGCGGCGAACCCAATTCCGGACGGCGGCCGTGGTGACGAAGTAAGTGATAGCGGCTTGTTTCGTTGTTATCGGTTCAGAATGGGGGTTCGTCATTTTCGTACTCCGGTTTCAGGTGAGGAGTTGAAAGCGGCTTGCGGAATTGGGGGCGAATTCGCGTATTGCATTTGTGGCTTGCGAATATCGGCCCTTTGGGTTTCGATTTAATGCGGAATTGGTCGCGAATTGTCAATACGCCTCGGAATAGCTCGAATGTTTGGCGGCCGGCGCAAAGTGCGACGTATTCGCCCTCCGGGGTGAGGGCGTCGATGTCGACTCGCTCGGGGATGCCCTCGGCGAGTCCGGCGATGATGGCGGCGCCGCATTTGCACGCCGCCGGGCGGGCCGGGCGGCTCGGCCAGATGTCAGCACCCGACATGGGTTGTGTATCCCTGCCTGACGAGCTGCTCGGCCAAGAGCTCGCCGCAAATGTCGCAATCGGCCTCGCCGGGATGAGGATGGCGGCTTTGGCGCTGCCACGGCTCGAGGACGCGGATTGGCCACGCCCAATCGTGTTGCTGCTCGGTGATGGGCGCCGCCCAGCGTGGCGGCCGCCGAATGTCGGCGCCGAGCGGCTCGGCCGGCGCGTGCCAGTGGTGGGCCGGCGCTGCCCATCGGCGAGGAACGGGCGCCACGGTGGTCAGCGTGGTTGCCCGCCATGCGGTCGACTTGGCGGCGATAGCTGCGCAGCATGACGGGGGGACGTGGCCGAGGTCGGTCCGGCCGATGCATGGGCATGTTCGCTCGCCTTTGGTCCGGCAGGGTGGCGTGCAGCGGCACGGGTACGGGTCGGCGACGAGAGTGCCGGCGATGAGCCACACGCCGTAGCGGATGGCGATGGGCGTGGAAAGTGGCTCGGGCGTCTCCATGGCCGTCATGTCGGCCGCCCCTCGTCGTGATCTTGTTCTAGTCCGAGTCCGGTTTCCGGCCGCCCCCTTATAGGGGCGGTCCGGCCGGAAAACCCGGAATCTCTCGGACCCACCGGCCGGACGGAACCGGAATCGCCGGAATATCGCAGCTCACAGGATTGGATCATGACCCGGAATCTCCGGAATTCCGGACGGCCGTTGACGCGACTCCGGTCACGGATTCCGGGGCATGATCCACAAGGGTTCGGCCGGTGTCCGTGAGCCGCCAGTCGCCCTTTCCTGGCGCGCCGTTGGCGATGAGGTGGCGCGCCCTGGCAGCGTTCCACGAGTCGTAGAACGTCGTCTTGGGCATGCTGGCCAGCACGGCGCGAATCTCGCCCTTGGTCGAGCTCTGTCGGCCGTCGCCGCCGATGCGGTCGAACGCCTCGAGCACGGCCTCGACGGACTGCGATGCCTCGGGCACGTCGGCCGTGCGGCCGCCCGAGAGGTCGTCGCGCGGCGGCCGCCAGCGGGACGGCATGAGGACGACGCTCGAGGTGGCCTCGTCGCTCTGGCGCACGCCGCCGTCGTGTGTGAGGTCGGCCGGTTCCAAGCTGACGATTTGCGCGGTGAGGTAGACGGCCGCGGCTTCCTCGTCGTCTTTGTTTTTGGAGTTGCTGACGGTGATGCCGGTTTCGTGGCCAACCTTTTTCTTGGCCACGCGCAATTCGGTGTTTACGGCGGCGTACATGGCCGATGCGCCACGCCCCTCGGCGCCGGCCTTTCCGGTGTGGTGGATGAGTACGACGGTGACCTCGTGGCCGTCGGGTTGATTGCGGACCGCGCGGCGCAGCTGGTCGACGGCATCGAACACGACGCCCATTTCGCTGTTGTCGTTTTCGTTGATTCCGACGGTGCTGCGTGCTTGGGTGTCGACGAATAGGACTCGCGTTTTCGTCTCGTAGACGATTTGCGCGAGTGCTTGCCATTCGATTGACGGTTGTAGGCCGCGGCCGAGTCGGGTGGCTATCTGTACGGGCTCGTCGAGGATGAGCATTCCGTCGGCTCGGCGTTCGTGGTGTTTCTCCCATGCGCGTAGCCGTTTGCGGATGCCCGAGCCGCCCTCGGCGGCGACGAACATGACGCCGTGGCGTTCGACGGTGGCGCCGTGCCATGGGATGCCGGTGGCGATGGCTGCGGCGAGGTCGATGGCTGCAAAGGATTTCATTGAGCCGGATGCGCCGATGATCTGCGCGATTTCGTCGTACTTGAGCCATCCGTCGACGATGTAGCGGGGTAGCGTCCGGTCGTCGATGGTGGCGGTGGTGCGCATTCGGCCGTACAGCCGGTCTCGGGCGGCCTGCCACGGGTTGTCAGGGTTGCCGGCCGGCGGGCCGCTGGCGTTGCTCACGGCAGCCGCGGTGGGCGGTTGTGGCGCGCGCCACGTGCCGAAAAAGTCGCTGGAGAGGGGTGGGGGGCCGCCGAGCGCGCCGCCCGCGGCGCGCATGTCGCCGCCGTGCTCGAGGTGGGCCATGGCGCCGAACTTGGTGTAGAGCTCCTCCGGGTTGAACGAGGTGGAGCTCGAGAAGACGTACAGTCCGCCGGGGTCGCCGGGGCCGTCGTCGGTGGTGGTGGCGGATACCCCGGAGGTTTTGCCGGGCCGGCACCAATAGGTTTTGCCGCCGTGGACGTAGAGCTGTCGCCAGCCGTGCGGCTCGAGGATGGCGGCCCATGTGGTTGTTCGGGCGAACACGTCGCCGGGCCGCTCGCCCTCAATGCCGGGTATTGACGGTTGGCGATCAGAAACGCCGGCGCCGGTACGTTCGGGCGGCGCGACGTGCATGGAACGACAGAGGGCGTGTAGCTCGCGCCGTTCGGCCGCGGTGATGGTCGCGATGGTGGCCGGCGACCCCCACCGGTAGGACCACGGTTGTTGACCGTAGGGGCCGGCCGGGTCCGAGGCTTCCGCGCGGGTGGGGGCGACGATGACGTAGCCGCCCTGCCCTCGCGTTTCGATGAGGGTGCGCTTGGGCGTGAGCCCTTTGGCTTTGCGTTCGGCCTCGGCCGGGGTGAGCTCGTCGTCGCGGGCGGGCCGTTCGGCGAGTTTGATGTTGCCGGGCACCGGCTCGTCGCTGACGCGGTAGAACATGTGCACGCCGCCTTTGGGCGACATCTCGTAGTAGCCGGCCGCCACCCGGTCGAGCAGCTCACGGATTCCGGCGGCGTCGGCGAGCGCGGCGAGCTGGACGTCGATGCCCTCGCGGATTCCGGTGCCTTCGATTTCGAGCATTTCGAGATTCGCGCTCGCGGCGCCGCACACGATGGCGACGCCCTCGTGGCCTGTGAAGTCGAGGAACGGGTCACGGCCGGGCGGTACGCCGCCGGTGAGCTCTCGCCAGTTGACGAGGGGTGCCTTGGTGCCGTCGAGACGGATGGGGACGGGTGTGCAGCCGGCCGCGAGCCATGCGTGTGCGGCTTCGATTTCGGGTGTCACTGGGCGGCTCATTCCTCGGCGTCGATGGCGGGCGTTGGACGGGCGCGGCCCGACCTCGTGGTGACGGTCGGGCCGCGTGGTGGCGCGGGTCGAGCTAGTGCGTGATGCGCGCCCATCGGAACGGGTGCACGTTGTCGCCCTTGGCGCCCGAGCGCAAGGTGCCGACGCCCGTCTCGGTCGGGGCGGCCCGGCCGCACTCGACGTCCATGTAGCCGGGTACGCGTAGGGCGAGCTCGACCTCGACATGCTCGGCGAGGGATAGCGGCCGGCCGAGGACGGCGCCGAGGGCGCCGGGTAGCACGAGCGGCCCCATGCTCGTGTCCGCGAACACGACGTGTACGACGGTGGCGCTCATGCCGGCGGCTCGGCCGGGACGATGCACACGACGGTGATCTCGGCCTCTTGGGTGCGGGCGAACTCGACGAGCTCGCGCCACTGCATGAGCTTGTTATGTCCGACCATGCCCCAACCGGCCTCTTTCCACCCGGTCGCCTCGAACGTCACGAACGCGAACAGATGCCCACCGATGGTGAGCACGGTGTCGTGGGCCGGCTCGGCGGGGATGGGCGCGTATGCGTCAGTGAGCGCCTTGGTGAGCGTGGCTCGCGTCCAGCCGGCGCCGCGAGCGCTGACGCGCTCGACGAACCGGCGGGTGGCAAACTCCTCATCGGTTTCGGGCTGCTTGCGGTCGAGCGGGTCGACGGCCATCACTCGCCGCCCTCGAGGTCGTCGGGGTGGAACGACACGGTGTCCTTGAGGCCGGTCGACGGCGGCTCGGGGTCGAGCTCGCTGGCGCGCGCCCACACGAACCGCTCGTACGCCGGCCGGCGTCCCTCGGGGAAGTACACGACGCCGGTGCCGTGCTGGCCTACGGGGGCCGCGGTGGCGCCGGTGACGAGGGACATGATGGCCATCGAGATTTTCACGGTGTCGATGCCGCCGGTGAGTAGCTCGGGAATCTCGATGTTGATGGGGGCGCGCTCGGAGTTGACGAACGTGACGACGATCTTGGCCACGGGTACGTCGCCATTGAAGTTGCCGACGGTCTTGCCCTCGGTCATGGGGTGCCATCCTCTTTGCTCGCAGTGACTTGCCAGGTACCGCCACCGAACCGGCCGCCACCGATGAGCACGCGGCCGCCGTTGCTGTCGCCGTCCACGAGGTCGACGTTGAACTCGTTAGAGACGATGAACTGAACGGCGTAGTCCACGACGCCATCCTCGATGCGGCCGGCGAGTGCCTCGGGGTCGAGGCCGGCCGGCACGTCGAGCACGATGTCGGCCGGCCGGTAGCGGCCGATGCGGTCGAACTTGACCGTGATCTCGAGCGTCGTCACGGTCAGCCTTCCCGGTGCGGGTCGTTGGGCTCGCCGCGCTCACTGGCGAACGTCTCACGATCGGCCACCGACAGGCCGTAGCACGGCATGAGGTCGCACGACTCAAACGAGCTCGGGCCGTCGGTCGGCTTGTGCTCGCCGTGGATGTTCCACGCGGCCTCGAGGTCGTTGGCGGCTGCGGCGACGTAGTGCTCACCGGCGTACGCCACACGGGCCATCACGTCGATGTCGCGGCACGGGGCGATGATGCACGCCTCAAACGAGTCGAGGCCGACGTACGGCCGTTCGCCCTGCCGGTGATGGCCGGCGTGCGCCGTCCAAGCCTGCTCGATGGCGGCCGCTTCCATGTCGGCCATCGAGTCGTCGCGGCCGGCGCGCGCCTGCATGCAGCCCGACGCCGTGCACTCGGCGGCCTTGCCCTGGTGGACGGTGGAACCGTCGGCGGCGATGTGGACGGCCATGCCGGGGCCGCCGTGGAACTCGACGGCCGGACCGACGCGCATCTCGACGCGCGCCTCGTCCTGGTCGATGCGGACGGTGCCGGCGTACTGCTCACGGTTGCCGGCGTCGGCCGAACAGCACGGCTCAACCTCGCACGCCCAAAACGACAGGCCGTGATCGTTCATCGCGTGACTGATGATCGCGAAGCGCAGGCCGATCGTCGAGTTGGCGTAGATGTAGCGCATGGCGCGCGTGACGCTGGCGCAATGCCCGTTCGTGCAGTCGGCGAATTCCTGGCGGTGGCCGGCGGCACCGGGCATGCCGTGCACCCGGTGCGCGTCGGCGACCTCGGCGAGCGCGGCGGCGTTGGGCGGGTTGCTGGCGGCTTGCATGGCGTCGGCGGCCTCGGTGGCGAACGCGCTGCCGGCGGGCCGGGCGACGTAGCCGGCGCCGGGCTGCCGGCTGACGCGCTGCGCGAACGCCTCACGGCTCAACTGGTCGACCTCGACGCACGGGGCGAGGGTGCACTCGGCGAGCGCCCGGTGCGTGCTCTTGGCGTGGCGGGTGCGGTGGACGTCGAGGACGGTGGCGAGCTCGTCGTCGGTGAACGTCGAGCGGGTCGGCACGGTACCGCGCGACTGCTCGTAGGCTGCCCGGCGGCGCTCAGTCAGGTTGACGCACGGCTCGGCCGGGCACTGCTCGAACCGGTAGCCGCCGGGGTGGCGCCGGTGCTTGCCGTACGCCTCGATCTCGACGCGCCACTCGTCGAGCGAGTCGGCGGCCGCGCGCAACTCATCCTCACGCCGCCGGTCGTCGACACACTGCGTGGCGTGCACCGTAGCGAGGACGGCGGCGATCCGGGCGTGATGGCTGGCGACGTCCACGGGCGCCGGGTCGACCGCCTGCATCATCCACGCGTCGGCGGCGCGTACGCGGGCGTAGATCGTCTCGGCGAGCTCGGACACGTTGGCGAACCGGGTGCGGCTGATCGTGGCCTCGTCGTCGCCGAGTTGCCGGTACGCCTCGGCTGCGTCGAGACGGTCGCCGATGTGGTGAACGTGGTTCGTGAGGTCGTTGACGGTGGCGGTGAGCTCGTTGACGTGGTTGGTGGCGGTGAGGAAGCTGCCACAGTGTTCCGTCTGGTGATCGTCGATGGCGACGACGAGCTCGCGGAGTTTGGTGACCTCGGCACGGTGGCCGGTGAGCTCGCCGCGGGTTTCGGTGATGATCCGGTTGGCGTTGTCGACGCGGCCGGCGAGCTTGGTGAGCCGTTTGTCGTGGTGGTCGAGGCTGGCGACGTCTCGCCGCAAGTCCTCGGCCACCCGGTCGAACCGCTTGCCGTGCTCGTCGAGCTCGGTCCGGTGCTCGAGCAAACGCTCGGCCGCGGTGAGGTGGCGGCCGTCCATCGCGTCGAGCCGCTCGTCGAGGCCGTTGAGCTTGCCCTCGTGGTCACTGAGTACGCGGTGGGCGCCGTCGAGTCGGGCGCCGTGCTGGTCGAGGGTTTCGATGACGGCCGCGGCGTGCGCCGGGTCGTAGTCGGCGGGCACGGGGTCGCGCCGCTTGGGGTCGGTCATGGTGATCCTTCCGGGTGTCTAACGGGTGAACCAAATCGTGAGGCCGACAGCGGCACTCACGTAGATCAGGTGCATTAGCACCTTGGCTTTCATGGCGTTCAATGCTGCTCCGTTCGTTGTGCGGGACGGGGCCGGCCGCCCCGAGGTGGAGACGGCCGGCCGCCGGGCTACTGCTGGTAGTACTGCGGCGCCTGCTGCTGGGCGACGTTGCCGTACGCGGCGACGGCCTCGGGCGAGCCGGGGCCGGCCGTGCCGGGCTGGTAGGCGCCCTGCGGCGGGTAGCCGGCCGGGGCCGGCTGCTGGGCGTACTGCGGCGCCGGCTGCTGTCCGTAGACGGGCTGCGGCGCGAACGCCGGTTGACCGTACTGCGGGGGCATGCCCTGCGGCGCGTAGGCCGGCTGCGGCTGGCCGTACGGGGCCGGCTGGCCCTGCGGGTACGGCTGCGGCTGGTACGGGTTCACCAGCGGCGCCGGGGGCGCCACGGGGGCGGCCGGCACGGTCGACGGCTCGGCCTGCCAGTTGGGCCGCCGGTTCACGAACTCGTCAGCCCGAGCACACGCCGACGGGTCGCCCGACTGGTCGAGCAGCACGGCCGGCGCAGCGTTCGCGCCGCGCGCCTGCCCCTTGCCCATCCGGGCGAGGACGGGCACGCCGAGCTGCCGTGCGAGTCCCTTGGCGAGCACCTTGCCACCCCACATGACGCCGATGTAAGTCTTGCCGGGCTGGCCGTACTGGTCACGGTCGTCGAGGTCGACCACATTGACCTTGATGGCGTCCGACGGCGGCTTTTCGGCCTCTTTCACGGTGCCCTGCGCGTCGTACGTGGCGGGCCGGCCGGCGAAGAATGACGGGTGCAGCGAGTCGGCGACCACGATGAGTAGGTGGTTGTCGAGGCTGGTGGCCGTCACGCGGTCGCCGTCGGGGGCGGCCTCGGGTGCCGCCCACCGGCCGGTGCCGGGCTGCGGGGCGACGGGTGCCGGCTGCGGGGGCGCGTACTGTGGCGCCGGCTGGCCGGGCTGGTACTGCGGCGGGGGCGGCCCGTACTGCGGGCCGGGTCCGGGCTGCGGGTACTGCGGTTGCGGGTAGGGCTGCACTTGGCTTTCCCTCGTTCCTTCTTCTTGGGCTGCCGTGTGAGCGTGTTGCTCGGTTGGCGTGGATGGCCGGGACTCGAACCCGGTACGGCGGCCGGCCAATCGATAGACGGCCAATCCGTAGCGCCATGCCCACCCGAGTACTAGTCGGCGACGAGGCCGCGCTCGGCACGCCACTCGCGTACGGCGTCGTCGGCCTTGAGCTTGGCCGGCACGTCACGCCACGGCGTCAACGCCACCGGGGCGAGCGACATGCCGCCAAACTCGCCGTCGTAGGCGAACATGTCGGCCGGCACGATTCCGCGCACCTCGACGCCGCCGACGGTGCCGCGAACCTGCGCACCCTCGAGCTTGATGCGGTTGGTGGGCCGCGGCGTGGCGAGGCCGTCGTCGTAGCCGTTGCCGTATGCGGCGTTCATGCCGGCGAGGTCGGCGCCGTGCTGGACGTAGCGGCCGAGCCGGTACACGGCGGCGAGCAGGATGGCGACGCCGATGGCGGCGAGGACGAGCGCGATGTGTCCAACGACGGCCGCGGCGAGCGCCTCGTAGAACGCGATGAGCGTGTGCATGGGGTTCCTCCGGTTGTGCGTGTCAGATGGTCGAGCTGTCAACTTAGCACAAGTGCACGGTCACCCGTCAACGCCGGGCCGGCCGAGTTGCCCCAACCGGCCCGCACGCCGCTAGTCCTCGCGCGTCCCGGTTGGGGTAGCCGGGTTTCCCCCGGCATACTGGTCGACGGCGAAAATCCGGTAGATCTTGCCGTCACCCACGAACCCGAGCGACGTCCAGAACGTTGTTCCCTGGACGATCCCCGCACCCGTCTGGACCTGATACGAGCCGGTCGATGAGGGGTAATTGGGATAGATGACGGCCCATACGACCGTGTTCTTTCCCTGGTAGTGATCCTGCCAATTCTTGATCGCGACGCCGTTGCAGTTGTTGGCCGGCTTGGTTGCGGCCGGCTGCCAGACGGCCCACACCGTGTTCCCGTCGAGCGTGGCCAGCCCGTGCGAGGTGAAGCCCAGGTTGGTCGTTACCCGGCACGCCGTATCGGGGTTGGCAACCGGCGTACCCGCGGCGGCCGGGGCCGCCGACAGTCCGGCCAGCATGAGCGCGGCCGCGAACAGCGCCGCAATTTTGTAACGCATCTTGCTCCCTACCTAACCCGGCCACCCGGACGGCGACCGGACAATCAATGTGCGCCGTACCGGGCGCGAGTGATGAACGACGCCACAAGGACGCACGCGGCGAGGAACACGAGCAGGCCGACGAGGCCGCGGATGGCGCGCGAGCCGCCACCGATGACGCCGACGACGGCGGCGACGGCGAGGCCGAGCAGGGCGGTAAATAGCAGTTGGTCGGCTTGGCTCATGACGGCGATCCTGCCGGGTGTAGCCGGAACCACGAGCTTCCCTCGGCCATAGCCTGCCGGTGCTCGGTGGCGTGCGATGCCCGCCGGGCGTACCCGTACGTGATCCGGTCTCGGATTTGCAGGGGCAGACGCTGCCAGCACGGCCGGCACGCGAACAGGCCGCGGTGGATGTTGTGTGCGCACCCGCCGGGGCATGGGTGCATCGACGTCGGCCGGCCTTGGTGTCGGGCCATCACGCGCCGCCGTCCGGGCCGGGTTCGCCCATGCCGGTCGCCCACGAGTACGAAAGCGTGTTCCGCTCATCCGGTATGCGCACGAGCTCGGAATGGACCGAGCCGCCGTGCCCGACCTTGAGCGTGCACGTATGGCCGTTGTACGTGGCGCCGCACTTACGTCGGGGCATGACGCTCACCTCGGCTATCAGTTGGACACGGTTGCGGATGAAGAAATCCGCGTGCTGCTCGTTGACGCGGAACTCGACGGCGGCGCCATCGGCGATCATCTCGCCCGCGGCGTCGATCTCGTGCATGAGCGTCATCAAGAGCCGCTCACGTTCAACAACGCTGTCGGCCTCGCGTCGAGGAAGGTCGGTCCATACCTGTCGGATCACGGTGTGGCCTTCCTCGGTCCGGTGCCGGCCTTGGCGCCGGCCATGAAGTCGCGTCCCTTGTCGCACGATTCGCGACCAAGCGGCCGGTGCGGGTTGTAGTACGAGCAGAAACCGCAACCCTTGCCGGGGGCGGTGGGCACATCCTGCCAAGGCTCGTCGGCCTCGTCGGCGCCGCGCTCGAGCGCCCATTGCCGCAACGCCGACACCCGGTCGAGCGCGGCCTCGGCGTTGCCGTAGTCCGGCTCGCGCTCGATGACGAGCAGGCCGTCGAGGAACCCGGACCGCGGCCAGAGTGCGAGGTTGATGGTTCGCACCGTGTAGCCGGCGCGCCGCCAGCCGAGGGCGTACGTGTCCAGCTGCACGCCGTACTTGGATGTCGGCGCCAGCTTTTCGGCCTTGGTCGACCGGAACGTGTCGGTGCCTAAAACCTTGTGGTCGTAGATGTCGACGGTGCCGACGGGCGCGCCCTGCTCGACGGTCACCTCGGTTGTCGAGATGAGCTCGGCGAGGTCGGTTGAGCCGCTCATGCCGTCGGTCATCCACACGCGCCGCTCGAGTAGGTAGCGGGCCGGGCCGGCGTTGGCCTCGTTGACGGCGGCGAACGCCTCGGCGAGCTTGGCGTGCACGGCCGTGCCGACGAACGACGCCCAAGGGTCCGGCCACGTCACGGCAGGGAATCCGAGCGCACGGCGCATCACGCGCGCGTCGCACGGGTCGCCGATTTCGGACGGGCCGATTTCGACTTGGTTGGATCGGGGGTCGGCCTGCGCGTACGCCTTAACGACGTCGATCATGCGTTGCCGTTTCGCGGCGAGTTTCGGCGGGACGGTGGCGCCGTCGCTGTCGACGATGACGGGGGCGGCGAACCGGACGGGCGCGAACACGACGGGCTCGATTCGGCCGGGCACCGGGGTCGCGAGGTCGAGCGCGGCCGCGAACGCGCCGGGGCCGGCGGCGATGAGGTCGGATGTCCACGGTTCGGCCGGGCCGGCGACGATCAGGTTTTCGGGCCAGCCGGGGCCGCCCTCGACGACGACGGGCATGGGCATGCCGGCCTCGCTCGGCGAGCGGCCGTCGAGCGGCCAGTCACGGAACGGGGTGGCCCGGTCAACCTGGCGCGCCCAGTCGGGCGGCAACGCGACGTCGGTGGCGGCCGCCCGTAGCGGCTCGGTGAGCGGGCCGTTGCCGACGATGTGGCCGGTGGCGAGTGCCGTCTCGGCGTCGTGGATGGCCGTGCGCATCTCGTCGGCGTCGGCCGGCCCAAACGGATTGTCGCCAATCTTGGTGAACGCGATGCCGCCAACGGTGACCTCGGTCCCAATCGGCTCGTTACCGGTGAGGCCGGGGTATTCGGTCAAGCTGCGTAGCACCGGGTCGACGAACTCACCCGGCACGTCGTACATCGCGGCGACGTCGGCCGCGGTGAGCCGGGCATGCGCCTCGAGTTGGGCGTCGGTGGGCATGTCGTCGCGGGTGCCGGCAAGGTAGTCAAGCATCGGGTGTCCGGGCTCGGCCGCCGGGCGTAGGTGCGACAGAGGAACGCCGAGCCGGTCGGCCATCGCTTCCGGGGTGACGAGGCCGGCCTCGTAGCCGGCCATCGCGGCGGCCGCGCGCTCGTTCCATGCCTCGTCTCGCTCGTCGACAACGATCGGGGCGTGCCACGGGGACGGCGGGGGTAGTCCGCCAGCCGGGTCGGGTGTGATCCACTCGTCCTCGTCGGCGACTTGAATGGGTGCGGCGTAGCGCATCGGGTGCGCCTTTCGTGTGCGGGATGGGCGGCCGACGCGGTGGCCGGCCGCCCGAGTATCGCTAACGGGACTGACAGTGCGAGACGTTGTTGTCCGGGTTGACGAGCGTCCGGCGGGTGAGGCCAGGGAACAGGCACGCCCGGTCAACCCGGTGGAACGTGAGCACGCGCTCGCCGAGCTCGGTGGCGACGTCGTAGTGGCCGGTGCATACGAGCAGGGAAACGGGCGCGCCGTTGTCGAGTACCAGCACGTGCCATTCGGCCGGGTACGGGCACATGTTGATCGGGATGCCGGGTGTGGGCGTGCACTTGCACATGCCGTCCGTCGGGTCGGCGTCGGTGCCGATCCAGTTGAGCCGCGGCTCGGTCATCAGAACCCCCTACGTACGACGTGATTGCACGGGTTGCTCGTCACAATGGAGTACTTGTAAGCCGCGCGGCCGGCCATGACCGAGCCGGGCACCTCGTGCACCTCACGACGGAACCCGGCGAGGACGGCGCCGCATTCCTCGCCGTCGAGGCCGGTCTTGGGGAACCGGCACACGACGACGGGCGCCGGCTCGAATCCGTGATATTCGCCGCACGTGCACCGGTGCTTGCCGGGGTGGGAGACGGCCGGCGAGCCGTCCTCGGGGTTGTCCGGGTCGGGCACGGTCACCATCGGCCGCATGCACCAATGCAGCGTGCCGGGCTTGTCGCCGGGCGGCGCCATCTCACCCCACGTCGCGCCGCATCGGGCGTTCACGAGCGACGCGTCGGTGTGCTCGTCGAACAGCAAGCGGCCGGATACGCCGAGCGCCGGGTCGGTGCGTCTCATCGCGCCGCCACCTTGGTCCGGGCGGGCCGGCGCTTGGTGCCGCCGGTGACGGCCTCGACGGCGAGCAGGTGCGGCGCCGGCAGCCGGTCGACGAGCGGGGAACCGAGCACGGCCGCGCACAACGCGGCGCATCCGGCGGCGTCGGCTCGGCCGTCGTGCCCGTCGGTGTCGAACATCGGGAACCGGCGCGCGATGCCGTCGATTACGGCGCCCTTGCCGGCGTTGCCCTTGCCGGTGACGTACTGCTTGATGTGCGAGTTGTTCGCGACGATGAGCCGCACGTTGCGCATGAGGACGAGCTTGGCCACGGTGTAGAACAGATAGCCGCGCTCGAATACGCCGCCGGATACGAGCTTGCCCGCGGTTGGCGCTTCCATGAGCACGGCCTCGGGGTACACGTTGCCGGACGAGACGAGCTCGACGGGACAGGCGAGCCGCACGATGCGCTCGGCGAGATCGTCGAGGGTGGCGATGAGGACGGCCGGCGCCATGTTCTGCACGCCGTCGACGCCGATGACATGCGTAGCGAACGGGGGCGGCGTGCACGGGTCGGTGGGGTTGAGGGGCGCGACGGCGATGCCGGCGGCCGTGACGGAACAGTCGATACCAGAGACGTACATCGATCCTGCTTTCGGGTGTGGGGCGGTTAGTGCGGGAACGGGGTGGTGATCTCGTACGCGTGCGAATCCCAATGCCAACGCGGCCTGTCGCATAGACGGATCTTGCCGTCGAGCATGGTGCCGCCGTACGCCCGGCAAGGTTGGCCGGACCGTAGACACGCCTGGTCAAGCAGCCATAGGAAGATCCTTCCCACAAGGCTTTGCCTCATGAGCGGCGCATGGTCGACGGTAGTGGCGTCGTGAACCCGTCGGCCGCGTGCTGGACGGTCGCGCACGGCTGGCAGATGAGATGTTCCTCGCCCTTGTACTTCCGCCGGTACCGGGCGTGCGTGGCGTGGCCGGCCGGATTGCCGTCGTGCGCCAGCCTGACGCCGTTCTGGCAGGCCGTCGGGCGGCCGTGATACGCGGACCACCGTGGCCGGTCGACGAGCGTCTCAGCCTGCCTCGGGGGTCGGCTCGTGCCGGCCCGTTCGGGGCCACCGTGCCGGCCGCGCAACCCGAGCCCGACGGGCGTATCCGCCACGTCGAGGCCGGGCAGCGTTTCGACGCCGAGGCCAACATTGTCGGGCCGCCGGTTACGCCGCGGCATTACTTCGTCCTCGCGTCGTCGGTGCGCTTGATGTCGCCCTTGCGGATGAGCTCGCACGCGTCGCACGAGCACCCGCGACGGTGCAGCACGTTGCCGCCCTTATCAGCCGGCGGCTTGGTCTTGGCCATCGTGTGATCTCTCTCTACTCGAAACACTCGGGGTGGATTAGCTCGCCGTCGTCGCGCATCATGTCGTCGCCGACATCGAACCGTTCAGTGCATGCCGCGCATCGGCCGGGGTAGCGCGCCTCAAACGTGACCGGCCGCGGCCGGGCGATTGTGGCGCCGGCCGGCGGCCGCGGCCGACAGTCGACGCACGTGCCGAGCATGAGCTCGTGTTTACAAAGGTCGTCGGTCACGCGCCGACCTCGACGAGCACCCGGTCGACGCGGCCGCGGAGACGGTTGTCATTCTTCCGCGCGCGCTTGGCCTGCCGTGGCGTGACGCGGCCGGGGCCGCTCGAGGTGGCCGGCGCCCGGTGCTCGCCGGTGACCCACTCGACGGCCTGCCGGCGCGCGTTCCGCGTCCGGGCTTGGTCGCGCTGCTGCATGGCGAGGGCGTCGATGGCGACGGCCGGGCCGAACGTCTCGGCAATCCAGTGCGTGACGCGGCGCGATTCGGCGGCGAGCCGGGCGTCGAGCTTGCGGAATTCCTCGGCCCACCGGGCATCGTCGAGCTCGTCGTCGGTGAGGTCGGCGCGGTTGACGGCGGGTACGCCGGGGGCGAGCAGGGAACCGGGGCCGGTGGCGGCGAGCGCGGCGAGCGAGCCGGGCGTTGTGATGTCGCCAACGTGGGCGGCGACGTCGGGCCGTAAGCCGTTGCCGTTCGTGCCGGGTGTCCAGCCGGCGGCGTCGAGGGCGGCGTACCGGGATTCCACTGACACGTGCCCGTCGGGCGTGAGGCCGTGCTTGATGTTGTCGCGGGCGGCCGCGGCCTCGAGCTCGGCGTCGTAGCCGTCGTCAAGGACGCGGCGCACGGTGTCGGCGAATGCCGGCGTGCCGGCGCGCGGCGTGCCGGCGCGCAGCATCATCACGGACGTCGGCGAGACGCGCGCCCAACGCTCGGGCCGGTCGACGACGGCGACTCGGGTGGGGCCGGCCCACGCCGGCATGGTGAGCTCGTGGCGGGGCGCCGGCAGCGTGTCGGCGAACATGACCGGCCGCATGCGCTCGCGTACGACGTCGCGCACGGTGTCGGCCTTGGGCCGGCGCCCGGCGGGGGCGAGGAAGTACCAGCCGGCGCCGCCGACGATGAACGCGATTCCGATGAGGCCGAGGCCGATGGCCTGCGGGTGTACGAGGTTCATGGCGCTGTCTCCCCTTGCGGTAAGTGACGCTGTGCACCTGGTAAAACGCGCGTGTATCCTGCGCGTAGACCTTCCTTGTGCGGGACGGTGGATGGCGACGGCGGACCCTTATTCGGGTGGGGGTCCGCCGTCGTTGCTATGCGGCCGACAGGTCACGCCGCGGCTTGCCGTGCTTGTCGAGGATGTTGGCGGCGATGCCGTAGGCGACAATCGTGCGGTCGTACCAGTAGGGCACCATCACGTCGCGGTCGGTCTCGGGGTCGATGGCGTAGCCGTCCGGGGTCGGGAACGGCTGCACGACGGACGCGCCGGCCTTGGTCCGGCGGATCGCAGTCTCGACGGCGGACAGTTTGCGGCCGAGCCGGGTGGCGGCGTTGCGCTTGGACAGCGCCGGCCCTTTGCCCATCGTGGTTGCCGGCCACGCGACCATGGCGGCGTGAGCGGTGGTGGTTGTCATGAGGTGGCCTTCCGGGTTGTGGGTTGCACGGTCACCGTAGCACCGTGACGGGCGGCAACGGGCCATGCGATGAGGGACAGCTTGAGCGTGCGGTGCAGCATGAGCCACGTACGCGCCTCGTCGCCGCGGCCGCGCATGCTCGCCCACGTCATCAGGTCGAGACACACCTCGGTCATGTGGTCGCGTACCGCCGGGTTGTCGTAGATGCCGGCGAGCCATGCGGCGCGTTCGTTGTTGCCCATGTCTCGGGCGGCCGGCGCGGTGAACCCGACGCCTGGCCGGCGCTGCCCTTCCGCACTGTCTTCCATGATCGTCCTCTCGGGGCGAAACGAGCCGGGGCCGCCGTCGTGCGCGGCCCCGGCCGGGGTGGATGGCCTAACCCTCGTGCGCGGCCTCGTAGTCGGCCGCGGCGGCGAGGTCGTACCGCTGCACGAGCTCGGTCCAGTCGGCGTCCGCGATGCTGTCGACGTCGACGAGGCCGAACCGGTGAATGAACTCGCGGACGATGGCCTTGACGTCGAACTCGTCGGCCGAGCCGTCGAGGGCACGGCGCGCCTGCCACTCGATGTCACGGTCGGTGATCGTCTTTGCCGGCCGGACATGCCGGCTGCACAGCGGGCCGCGCGGCTGGCCGTAGTCGCCGACGCCGACCGCGGTGGCAAGGTTGTCATCCCACATGCAGCGACCGCGGTGAGGGTTCATCTCGTGCGCGGTGGCCTCGTCGGCAAGGAACGCCACGTACCACGCTTCCGTGCCGGCGCCGATGGTGTGGTTGCGGCGAGTCCACATGACGAATTGGTCGGCCTCGTCGACGCGCGAGCCGGGCACCGGGTTCGGGACGAACGCGCCCATGAAGTCGAGGAACATGTTGAGTACGCGCGCCTTGGCGTGCACCTCGTCGAGAGCATCCTCGCGCGCCATCGGCGACCAGAAGTAGTAGCGGTGCCAGCGACCGCCGACGGTGGCGCATCCGTCGGCGTCGGTAATCGGGCCGTCCCACGCAATGAACGTGGTTTCACCGTAGGCGCCGGGGCCGGCCTCGACGACGATCTCGCTGAACCACCGGTGCGTGATGGCGGCCGCGGCCCACGTCGCGAACGACGGGGTGAGGGCGCCGTTGAATCCCTCGGTGGCGAGGTAGTCGAGGCTGAACGGGTGGGTGGGGCCAATCTGGCGCTCGTCGAGATACGCCTCGGCCTCGTCGGCTTCGATCATGGGCGCCCATCCGCCGAGGATGTTGCTATCACGGCCGGCAGCAACGTGCGTCCGGTGCCATGCCTTGATCTGCTCGTTGGCCTGCTCGTTGGCCTGCTTGGCGAACGTGCGGCCGATGCCGAGGGACGCGGCGAGATTGGCGACCGGCTCGGCGTTGCGCTGGGCGCGCAGTTTGTCGGCGGCGTTACGCTGCTTGGCCTCGGCGTACGCGGCGACCTCGGCACGCTCAATGGCGTAGGCCATCCATTCGGCGGACGCCCGGATGTGCTTGGCAACCTTGGTGCCGTTGGCGATGCCGCGGTTGCGGAGCGCCTGCGCCGTCTGCTGGTGGATCTTGATGCCGGCCTCAGCGTTCGGCCAGCGCTCGGCGTTGATGAGGGTGTTGGCGATCCGGCGGGCGACGGGGCCGAGGTTCGTGAGGTTCAGCATTTCGGGTTCCATCCTGTGTCGTTGGGCAACTCGAAAGGCAAGTAAAGCACGGTGACCGGTCAACACGCAACGTGCGCTGTCACCGTGCATAATTTTGGCACAAAGAAACCCGGCCACCGGTTTCGCGGCAGGTGGCCGGGTTCCTCCGATCGTGCGCCTTACGGCTGGTCGGTGACCGGACCCTCGGCGATGGCGATCGTGGTGGCGCCACCCGGCACGACGTCGATGGCTTCCGTGGCCGAGATCGTCTCGCCATCATCCCTGGTCATCGTCACCGTGACGACGGCCGAGCCGGGGTTGCCCGCGACCACGTGGAACGTGGCGCCGTCCTCGGACACGTTCACCGGCACGGCGTCCTCGTTGTCCGACGCCCACGTGAGAGTGCCGGCCGTGGTCGGCTGGCCCTCGCTGTCGAGCGCCGTGACGGTGAGATCGAACTGCTGGTGGTCCTGAATCTGCATGGTGGTGCCTTCCATAGCGGGGGCGACGGGTGCGCCCGTTGACTGATCGGTGACCGGTCCGGCCGTGAGCCGGATGACCTGCGGGCCGCGCAACCACGCGAGGAAGCGCGCCGCGGTGACCAGGATCGCACGGTCACGGTCCGCGTAGAACTCGGCCGCGGCCTGGCCTCGAGCCGGTCGCCGCGGCCAACCGTGGTCGAGCACGGCCGCGGCTAGCGCGCTGTCCTTGAGAATGGAGATGTCCTCCATTGGCTACCTCGTTTCATCGAACCGGCCGAGCCTAGCAGCCCTATCGGGGGATGCGTCGGGCGACGAAAGTGAGCTCGGCGTGCGACGCGTCGATGTGCATCGACGTGCCGTAGATGTCCACGGGGAACGGGCCATACCCGTCCGTCGCCGCGGCCGCCACGGACGCGACCACCGTGACCGACTGTCCCTCGATGGTGCCGGTGGGGTGGAACGTCGCCGTACGCGCCGTGCTGGCACCGTTGGTGTTGTGGAGGTCGAGCACAACGTTGCCGTCGTTGACGAGCGACATGCCATCGGCGGCGTTGCCGGCAACGGGCGTGATCGCGGACACTGCGAGCTTGCTACTCCCCCGGCCATATGTGTTCACCGGAATCGGCGTTACCGCCATCGTTGGGTTCCCCTTCCTTGTGACGCCTGCGGGTCGAGTCGACGAGCAGCACGTATTGAGTCGCGAACTTCCCGACGATGAGAGCGTAGATACCGACTCGGATCACGTCACGGGCGGGAAACTGACCGACGGCCAGGGTGAGCACTCCGAGGCCGAGGATGAGCGCCCAAGAGAGGTTTGAGCCGAGCAGATACCACGAGGTGAGCGACCGCTTGGCGTCGCGCCAGCGGACTACGGTCACGTAGTGGGCGAGGAACAGCACAACGAGCAGCCACGCCGTAACGAGCTCGACGTTTCCCACGACGCCCAACACGCCCATTCATCCCCCTCGCATTGCCGCGCGTAGCCGCTCGGCCAGATGATTCCTGTCGTTCACCCGTTCAAAGTACCTGGCCAGGGTGACGGAACGCTCGGCCGTCGTGTCCGCGGCCGCGGCCTGCTCGGTCACTTCCGCGCGCAGCGAGTCGAGCTCGGCGCGCGACTCGTCGGAAACGGGCGACTCGTCTAGGTGCAGCCAACGCCGCACGGCCGCCATCACGCCGCATCCCGTGCCCGGACGGGCAACGCCTCGACGAGCCGTTGCGTGGTTTCCTGGCCGGTGAGGATGCGCTCGAGGGACGACGCCCACGACTGGCCGGTTGCTATCTGCGCCTTGAGGGTGTCGACGGTTTCGGCGTTGTGGGCGCGCATCTCGACAATTCGCTCGTCGTAGTTGGCGCGCAGCGTGCGCACGATCCATCGGACGAGCCATGCGGTGAGGCCGATGACGGTACCGAGGGTGCCGGCGAACGCTGCGGCCAACGGGTCCACTAGGGCGCCGTGAGGATGTCGTGCGCGGCCTGCTCGGCGGCCGCGAGCCGGGCGCGCGTGTCGGCGAGCTCGGCGGCGAGCTGCGTGATGAGCGCCGACTCGGTGGCGCCGACGTCCTTGACGGCCTTGATGATGAGCGCCGTGTCGACGTTCGTGCCGGCGCCCGACAACGCGGTGACGGCGGCGAGCAGCGCCGTAAGCTGCTTGTCCTGCGCGGCCTGCGACGCGAGCAGGCTGCGCACGTTCGTCTGCGTGTCGAGTAGCGCGGTGGCCGGCGTCTCGGTCGGGTTCGTTGACGGAATGTTTTTGGTGTACCAAACGGTCTTGGCGTCACCGGCGTCGAGGCTGGACATCGGGGTTCCTCCCATGATTGCGGCGATGAGTTGGGCGAGGGTTCCGCGGTAGGCGTTGGCGTCGCACGTGGTTTTGCCGGCGATCGTCGCCGTGCTCGCGTACTGCAAGATCAGCGGCACCTTGCCCGAGTATTCAGACCAGCCAACGAAATCGTCACCCGGATAGAGCAGCTTGAACGGTGCTTGCCGGCTGCTCGGATAGTGCGCGTTCCACAGGTGGCCGGCCCACGCGCCGAGGGTGTCGCCGTACTGTCCGCGCGACGCGTACATGACGACAGGCTTGCCGGTGGCGGCGCGTAGCGCGTTGCCGAACGCGATGCCGACGGATGGGGGCACACTGTCGGTTGGCCAGCGCTCGAGGTCGGTTTGCCAGAACCATCCGGGGAACGTGCGCCACCACGGTTCGGACTTGTCGGCGAGCGCAATGCAGTTGGCCACCTGCGCGGCGATGGTCGGCGAGGAACGCGGCACGTAGTAGCCGCCGATGAGCTGTATGCCGGCGTCGCGGGCCGCGGTGAGGTTGATGCTGTCGAGGGGGTCGTCGTACGAGGCGCCCTCGCCTACCTTGCCGGTGACGAACTCGATGCCCTCGGCCTTGGCCTGGCGCATGACGGCCACCGTGAGCGCGCCGTCGTAGTGGGACGTGTCCCACCCGTAGGTTCGCGCCGCGGTGGCCGTGGCCTTTCCGGACTGTAGTGGCATGGGCCGATCCTACGAGACGACGGCGCCGGTGACGATGAGGGCGCCGAGGACGGCGACGATGCCACCGGCGTAGCCGGCGCCGAGGACGGCGAGCGTGCCGCCGAGAGCGGCGAGGACGGCGCCGATGGTGACGGCGGCCGCGCGGTTGCCGGCGGCGCGCCGGGCGGCCTTCCGCGCGTGTTCGCGTCGCTGCCACGTGGTCACGGTGGTCGGGTGTCCCATGATCGTTTTCCTTCCGGGGCGGGTGATGCGGATGGTGCCGACTGTAGCAGCCTGCACGGTGAACGTGCACTAACGGCCTTGAGAGCTCCGTACGGCCAAGATCACAATCTACCCATCCGACCATGCTGGCCTGTGACCGTTCGTCGGTCTCCGTGAAGTTATACATACTGTGAAGTAACTTAGGCGCCGGCGCGGTGAGTTTTCGCAGGTCACCAAAAACGCCGGCACACAGAGTTACGATCTAGGTAAGCTCGCCATTGGTCGCCGCCAACATGGTCACGTTACCGAGCGAGCCACCGGCCGCGGCGTAGAAACCCGACTTACCGGATGCGCCACCGGCGGCCGGCACCACAACGGCCATCCGGTAGATACGGCCAGTCTTGCCCCCGGCGGCCGCCGGGGCACGCAAACCCATCCGGTAAATCCGGCCGCGCAACGCCGGGGGCGGCGCCGGCACATCCACAGCCATCCGGTAAATCCGGCCAGTCAACGCCGCGGCCGCCGGACGCAACGCGACCGCGTGCCACGCGTACGCGTTCTCTGTTCCCGATGACGTGATGGTCCGCGTGGCGGCGCCCGAGGTCGTCGAGCGCGCGGAATCGTAGACCGCGTGCACGTAGTCGAAACCCGAGCCCGACGTCGAGCCGTGGTCGTACTGCTCGACGTCCGAGCCGTCCGAGGTGGTCGTCGTGTGCGCGGCCGCGAACGCGTGCCGGCCGAACGCCGCGGTGAGCAACTCCGAACCGGTGGTGACCACGGTCACGGCAACCGGCACGGTGGTCACGGTGCCGGTTGAGTTGAGCCCGTTGTTGTGCGCATCGATGGGCGTCGTGTTGTCTACGTCGATGTAGGCGCCGAGCTGGATTGACCCTTTGGCGCCGATCGATGGTGTCCACGTGTAGTTAGCCGGCTCGCTGCCACCGGCCACCTTGTAATAGACGCTGTAATTGATGTTGGCGTTGGACGTCTCGGCGGCGAGCAACGTCCAGCCCGACGGCGGCGTAAACGTGACCGTGGTGCCGATGGCGCCGATGAACGCGACAAGGACGTCACCCGACACCGTGCCGGCCGGTTTGGTGACTACCCATCCGCCGGTGGCGCCGGTGTCATGATCGAAATTCGTCTTGGCGCGTAGCGACGGCGTTGTCATCGGCTAGCTCGCGGCCGTGAGGGTGAGCTCGAGACGGAGGTCGTTGGCGACACCCGACGCGTACGTGATGGCTGCCACGTTCGTCGGGTTGAGCGCGTGCACGATCTCGGTTGGGTCCGCGGTAACGGTCTCCGTCCACGTCTCGCGCGTCGTCGTGTTTTGGATGAGCTTGGCCGTCCACGTGGTCGAGCTCGCACCCGAGCCGAGGCCGAGCGCGAACTCGACGGTCCATCCGGCCGTGGTGCCGGGGTCGGTGACCGTGGTGAGGCCGGCCCGGTACACGCCGGTGACGATGGCCTCGACGTAATCGCCGGTGCTCGTGGTCGTCTCGTCGACGTTGGCGTACTTGTTGGTGTTGTCGGTGACGCCGGTGACGTTCGTGGCCGTGATGTCGCTGATCGGCTTGAGGATGGTGGTGGTCGACAGCGGCGCCAAAGCAATCGTCCACGTGACGATCTGCGCCGGGCTGGCCGTCGTCGTGAACGCCTCGCCGCCGTACGCACCCGCGGCGCCGGCCTGCTTGGAAGCCATCACGCTGTCGCACTTGCCGGTTCCGGACGCCGGCACCTCGCTCGCGCGGGTCGTGTAGCCGGTCGGCGAACCGATCGTGAGGACAACCGAATTCTTGTCGGTGTACCCGGTGATGATGATCGCGTTGTCCGTCGAGGTGGTGACGGTCGGCGTGGCGAACGACGTGAGGCCGGTGCCACTGTCCGTCTCGATGGTATCGAAATCCATGATTGGGCTTGTGGCGTCGATTCCTCGCCACGCCGCAAACGTCATGCTCGTCTTGCTGCCGGTGGTGCCGGGTGTCGCGGTGACGGCCGAGCCGTTGTCGGAGCTCGGCGAGCCGACGGTGCCGGCAGCCTTCCGGTATGCCACGGTAACCGTCATGCCCGAGCCGCCCGACGGCGGGTTGATGGTGCGTAGCACGGTCCAGCCGGCGGGGAACGTGATCGTGGCTTGCGCGCTCGACACCATGGCGAGCATGAGGTCGCCGCCCTGCACCACGGATGGGATGGTGATTGAGGGCGTGCCGGTTGTCGACACGTCGGCTAGCCCCGAGCTCGCCACAAAGGTATCGGTCACAACGCCCCCTTACAGGGTGAATGAGGTATACGGCAGGTAGTGCGCCGAACTGAACGCCGCCGACATGGTGCCCCACGTCGCATCTCCCGATGGTAGTGGCGTGTTCGGGGCGGTGGCGGCGTAGTCGAACATGGCGAAGTAGGCCGCGCTTCCGTGCGGGCCGGCGCCGTGCGTGCGCGCGTACTCAAACATGTCGTTTGTCCACGTCACGGCCGTCGTGTGGTCGGTTACCGCGGCCCGGATACCAATCTCGGCGATGCCCCATGCGACGCCCTTGCCGTCACACCAGTCGCGACACGGCTTGAGCTCGTGCGCCGAGGTGGTCACGGTGTTGTGGAGGTCGTAGAGGTCCCATCCGACGCAATCCACCTTGCCGGCCCACGCCGGCAACCAAAAGTCGTCGGGTACGCCCTTGCTGACGCCGCCGATGAGTGACCAGTTGGTAAAGATCAACTGCGAGTAGACGTGCGGCTTGTTGATGCTGCGCACGATGTCGAGGAACCGCGACGTGGCCGATTGCCACAACGGCACGTCGAGGCCGGACGTGCTGCGCAACTTGACGTCGGGCTCGTGCCAAATGCAGCAAAACACGGGGTGACCGGTCGGAATGGAGTTGATCCAACCCTCAACGAGCGTGTCGTACGCGCCGGACGCCATGCCGGCAAGGGGCGGCTTGGCGCTGTAGACGCTGGCCACCTTGCCGACGTCGGCGCCGGCCGCATCGGCGGCGAACGTCGACAGGAAGTTTGCCTTTTGGTACGTACGCGACATTGACCACGGTCCGGCCGTCGCCCGGATGGCGTCGTACGCGACGCGGCCGCGGGACACGGACGCGCCGACGAGCATGCCGGTTCCGCCGGGCGGTGGCGGCGTCACGCCACCCCCGCCACCCCCGCCACCGGGGTCCGGCGGCGTCTCGGGCGTGCCGCCGTCGAGCGGAACCAACAAGCCGTGTTCCGCGGCCCATCCACGCGCCATCGCTACGGCGTCCGATCAATGAATACGTCGAGATTGTCGCGCATGAACTCGGGCGTGCCGCCGATGCCGGGCGGCGTCGGGCCGGGCCACAACATGAACCGGTCACCGGCGATGGCCGGCCGGCCGCCGACGGGCCAGCCCGAGCCGTCGTTGTTCGTGAACAGCACGGTAATCAGCGAGAGATCCTCGAGCGCGTCGAGCCGGTTGCCGTTGTTCGCAACCTCGTCCTCATTCGCCGTGACTCGCGCGTCGAGGTCGTTGGATGGCAGCCACACCCGCGGGCCGAGGTCGGCCGAGATCCACATGCCCGAGATGCTGTCGGGGCCGTAGAACAGCGGGATTTGCCCGATGGTGTAGACGCCGACGCCACCGGCCGACGTGGTGACGCTCGTAATGGGGGTCACGCCGTCGCCGTCGAGTAGGTCGGTGTACTGCGTGCCGCCGGTCTGATCCGACCAGCACGTGACGTCCGAGCCGCCGAGCAGCTGCGGCGTCACGCCGTCGCCTGCGATGGTGAAAACCCACGCGTCCGATGACGCGCCGTGAGGATGCCGGGCCATGTCTACACCTGCCAACTAGCGGACTCGAAAGTGAGGTTGGTGCCGTTCGGGATCGTGGCCGAGTAGTCCCGAATCTCGACCTTGCCGTCAGAGCGGACGGCGCCGCGAAGCATCGTGTTCCCGATGAACCCGTAGATGGGCACGCCGGCTCGGTACGTCGCCGCCGGTGGTTCCATGCCGGCCGGCACCTTGCCGACGAACGCGTTGGTGTTGGCGGCGAGGGTGCCGCCGGGCCGCGAGCCGTCGCCGCCACGCTGAACCTCGAGGACGAACGTCACGAGCCCATTCTTGCGCCGGCACTGCGCACCGTAGCCCGAGCTCGGAACATTCCAGTCCGGGCAGCCGTTGGCGTTGCCGGTGACGATCGGAACGGGGCCGGTGTCACCGGCGACCGTTGCCCACGAGACGCCGTTGCCGAGCAGTAGGTCACCCGACTCGTATTCGGTGATGAGCCGGCCGGCGAGCGCTGCGGGCCGTACCGACGTGGTGGACGAGATGAGCCGGCCGTCGGTGCCGAGCCATACGCCGCGGCGTTGGACGGCCGAGCTGCTCATTGAGACGGCGCCCGGCGGTACCTGAATCCAGCCGAGGGGGAATTGCACCTTGCCGGTTCCGCCGGGCGCCTCGGTCAGTGGTGTCGGGCCGCTCGCCGAGCCGGCCGTGCCGGTGACGAGCTTGGCCCGTACGGCGTTGTCGGCGGCGTGGTCCATCTCGAGGCACGCGAGGTCTAGCCGTGCCTGCGATGCCGGGTTGGCGGCCGCCGAAAGGATCTCATCGGCGTCGGCTTCCCAACGGATGCCGCGGAACATGACGGGTGCGTGTGCGCGGAAGCGGACGCCGCGGCTGGCGTCGCCCGAGCAGAACACGGGGTACGGGTCGGCCGGCGTGCCAATGATGCCGTCGGGCACGTAGGCCATCCACAGTGCCTCGGTCTCGGCGTCGATGAGGACACCCGACGCACGGCCGCCAGAGGGGTAGGAGTCCTCAGCCACGCTCTTTCCTTCCTAGACGTCGCTCGAGGTCGCGCAACTTGCGGAGCGTGCTCGAGTCGGTGATCGGGTCGCCGCCAATCTGCGGGCTAATCGTCTCACCTTGGTCTTGCCCGTCGGTACGTACGGCGATGTTTACCGCGGTGACGGGTGCGACGAGGGCGCCGGCCCCATCGATTTCGACGGTTACGACGTCGCCGAGGCCGTAGTCACGGCCGAAACGCTGGTCGGCGTTGTCGATCGCGGTGACGCTGATCGATCCTTGTTCGGCGGCTTGGGCGAGGGCGTCGAGGCCGGCGTTGGTGAGCTCGGTGACGTCGTTCGATTCGTTGCTTACGAACGATTCGATGCGCGGCCAGCCGGCGGCGAGCGCGGCCGTGTTCTCAACCTCGACGATGGTGCGGCCGGTGCCGGTGCCGTCGCCGCCGACGATGGCCACGGTGAACGTCGGCGCCTGGTGGCGGAAGCTGTACGCGCGCAGGTTGCCGATTGCCTTTGAGTAGCGGATGAGGCCGCTACGGTCGGTCGGCGCCTCGACCTCGAACAGTAGGACGCCGGTTGACCGGTCGATGCGGTAGATGAGTCCGCCACCGGCCGCGGCGACGGCGCGTAGGTCGTCGGTGAGTAGCCCGAACCGTGACGAGTAGGTGATCGTGGTGCCGGCGGCCGCCGAGCTGCCGAGGGCGAGGCCGGGCACGCGCCGGTTCAGTAGGGCGCCGGGGCCGGCGTTTTCGTTGACGAGCGTCCGCATGATCGTCTTGGCGTTGGTGGTGGTGAACGTGCGGCGCGCGGTGACGGTTTGGTGTTCGCTGTCGTTGGCCGGCGTCGGGTAGGTGAGCCGGCCGGCGAGCGCGGCCCGGTCGTCGCCAGCGTAGATGACCATGGTGCCGGGGTCGGCGTTCTGTCCGTCCGCACTCCAGTCTTGGTCACCGGGTCGTTCGATGGGGCCGCCGGTGAGGTACGTCCAGCCGGTTCCGTCGTCGCGCAAAACCTCGAGCCGGTTGCCGGGCTGGGCGAGGTCGGTCCAGCTCGGCGACGTCGGTACGGTCACGGCCATCGTGTCGACGGAGTTGAGCCGTAGCGCGATGTCGAGCGCCGTCCACGAGTCGATGACGTTGCCGATGGGTACGAGGTCGGCGCCGGTGAAGTAGACGATGTAATCGGTGTTCATCTATCACGCCTGCTTGTAGCGCTTGACGAACTCGAGCGTGACCTTGGTGTCTGCGCCCGAGCCGGACACGGCAAAGTCAATCGCCGATGTTCCGCGCGGAACGCCCCACAACGTCGAGCCGGGCAGCGTGAGCTTGTCGAGTAGCGACAAGTCGGCGTCGTCGAGGATGCGCGGCGGGTCCGAGGTGATCCGTACCGACTGGCCCGAGGTGAGGGTGTGCGTGATTGTGAACGCCGCGGTGGTGCCGTCCGGTCGGACGATGGTGGCCGTGATGCCGGTCATGGGGCCGTCAATCGTCCAGTCCGCGGAGGTCGGTAGTTGGCCGGCGTTGACGAGCGTCGAGTTGCCGAGGGTGCGCCCGGACGAGACGCGCGGGTACGGGGCGAAGAATGAGCCGCCCGAGGTCGACTCGCGGACGACGCGCACGGGCACCGGGTCGTACCAATAGCCGCGGGGGCAAAACAGCTGGACGGCCACGAGGTCGTTTGACCAGTCGTCGCCCTGCCCGTTGTCCCATCCGGCGTAATAGGTGCCGTCGATGCGGCGTTCGCTGCCGTCCGGCCGGACGATGCGCAGCGTTCCGAGCCCTTCCTCGGTGGTGCGGGTAAACGCGTCCTCGACGTCGCGCCACGGCGCTAGAAACGTGTCTTGGTCGACGCCCTCGACGGCGATGGGGAGCGTGACGATGCGCGGTTCGTAGCGGGCCGAGTTGATGCCGGCGCCGCCACGGGGCCGCGGCGACGTCGACAGGGTGATCGGTTGCGAGCCGAGGCCGGTGACGCCGGCCGCGAGGAAATAGCCCTGGTCGGCGTCGACGAGCGACCACTCGCGGCCGGTCGGGTCGATCCAACCGGCATAGGCGTACTCAAACGTGCGGCCGGGTGGCCGGACGTCGACGATGGTGCCGCCGGAACCTGCGCGTACGGGCATGTCAGTTACTCCTGTCCGCGCGTTGTAGGGCGTCGTGGCGGGCCGTGATCGCGGCGAGCTCGGTCACGCCGATTGTGGTGCCGGCGGCGTTGATCGTCCAGTTGTTCGACACTGCCCTCACGGCGGCCGTAGCGAGCGCCGACGTGCCGGCGCGCCCGATGCCTAGGGTGGCGGCCGTCGGTGGCTGTAGCGCGCGCACGAGGGCGGCGTGCGCCCTCGGCGCGTGCTGCTCGATACCGACGGCGTAGCCCTCGATGGTAAACATGCCCATCTCGGCGTATAGCTTGCTGGGCGAGCCGATGTGAAGGAATTTCTTGGCGGCGTTCCATCCGTCTTTTACGGCGCCAACGATGGCGTCGAGCACCTTGCCGGCGTTGTCCTTGATGCCGTTGACGAGGCCGTTGATGATGTCGCTTCCGAGCTGCTTGACGTCGGATATGAACCCGTTCACGAATGTTGTGATCTTGCCGGGCAGCGATGAGAAAGCGTCGACAACCTTGCCGGGTAGTCCCTTGGCGATGGCGACGGCGTTTGAGACGCCGGTCGTGAACTTGGTCTTGAGATACGACCACGCGGCCGCCACCTTGCCACCGATGAGCGAGCCGAGGGCGGCGATGGCGGCGACGACGCGGCCGGGTAGCGCCTTGGCGAGCGCAACGGCGTTGCTGACGCCGGTCGTGAACTTGGTCTTGACGTTCGTCCAGAGATTCGAGATGCCGGTCACGAACCGCGTCACGAGGTTTGTGACGACGGCAATGGCCTTATCGCGCAGCGAGGTTACGAGGGCGACAACTTGGCCGGGGAGCGCCTTGGCCTCGGTGACGACGAGCCCGACGCCCTTTTTGAACAGCGCGACGGCCTTGTCAAAAAGGCTTTGGATGAGCTGCGCGGCCTTGATCGGCAGGCCGACGAGTAGGCCGATGATGAGGCCGATGGCGAACCCGAGCGCCTTGAGCATGCCGAGGCCGGCGGCCTTGAGGGCGCCGATGAGTACGCCGGGGAGCGCCTTGAGGGCGGCGAGCGCTCGGCCGGGGAGCGCCTTGAGGAAGTCGAGAATGTCGGTGCCGAGCCGGGCGAAAAATCCGCCGATGCTCTTGCCGATGCCGACAAAGAAACCGCCGATGCGGCCGGGCAGCTTGCTAAAGAAATCGCCGATGCTCTTACCGATGCCGGCGAAAAACTTGCCGATGGCCGAGAAAGCCGTGCCGAGGCCGTTGAGGATGGCCTTACCGACGGACGCCCAATTGATGCTTTGGATGAACTTGCCGAAGTGCTCGAGCGGCCCAATGATCTTGGTTAGTGGCGACAGGATCGACGTGAGCGCCTTGGCGATGAGCTCGAGCAGCGGCGCGATCGCCTTGGACGCGAGCAGCGAGACCAGCACGGCCGCGAGCTTGATGACGGGCGCGATGATGTCGACGGCGATGACGAGTAGTTGCGCGATGACGTCGATAAGCGGCGTGAGGGCAACCACGATGTCGACAACCGGCGGAAGCAGCTGCAAGAGCGCCGGGATGAGCGGGGCGAGTGCCTCGAGCAGCGTGCCGACGATCGGCGCCAGCACTTGCAGGATCGGGGCGAGCGCCGAGCCGAGCGCGGCGACGATGGCGCCGATGGGGCCGCCGAGCTGCAAGAAAATATTGCCGATGACCTGTAGCACCGGGGCGAGGCTCGTGGCGAGCACGGTGCCAACTTGCACGATGATCGGCAGCAACGGCGTTAGCGCGAGCGTGAGCCCGTTGACGAGGCCAGAGATCACCGGAGCGAGCGCGGCGATGATCGGGGACAGCCCTTGGACGAGCGCGGTGATGAGCTCGGCGATGACGGGCAGCACCGGGGCGAGGGCGCCGGCTATCGAGCCGAGGGCGGCGCCGAGGGGCGCGATGGCGGGGGCGAGCGTCTTGAGCGCCGGCCCGAGCGAGTTGAGTAGCGGCGTCAAAATCGGGGTGATACCGGCGACGAGCGAGCCGATGAGAGGCAGCACGGAAGACAGGACGCCGCCGATGGCCGGCGCCAGCACGCTCACGGCCTGCCCGATGATCGGCGTTACCTCGGTGAGCGCCGACTTGATGTCCGGAATGACGCCTTGGAACGCACCCGATAGCGCCTGTCCAATGGTGTCCTTGAATGTGGAGAAAACGCCGAGCAGGGTGAGCGACTGCTTTTCCATCGCACCCGCGGCGCCGGGGAACTGCTGCATGCCCTTGAGCAGCTGATTTACGCCGTCGCTCGCGTTGATGGTGCCGGCCGAAATCTCGTCCATTACCTTCGCTTGCGTCTCGCCGCGGACCGAGGCGAGGGCGGCGACACCCGAGAATCCGGGTAGGGCGTTACTGAGCTGGTTGATGTTGTCGAGCGTGAGCTTGCCGCGGCTCGTGATCTGCGAGAGCGCCAGCGATACCGAGTCGAGGTTTTGCGCGCCGCCACCGGTGACCGAGACGACATTGCCGATCGTGGTGAGGAACGGCACTAGCTGCTGTTGTGTCTGGCCAATGCTCTTGGCCATGGCGTCGAAACGGCCGGCGGTGGTCGTGAGGTCGGTAAATTGGAACGGCGTTACGGCGGCGAACTTTTGCAGCTCTTTGAACTGCGCTTGACCCTTGGCAACCGAGCCGGTGAGCGAGTTGAACGAAATTTGCGTTTGCTCGAGGGACGCCGCGGTTTTGAGGCCGAACCCGGTGAGGGCGGCGAGGCCGACGCCGATGCCGACGGTTGCCGCGGTGAGGCCGGTCTTGAGGATGCTGCCGAGTCCGCCGAGCGCGGAACGGGCGCCGCCCTTGAATCGCTGCCCGAACGACTTGCCGGCTCGGTCGCCCTCGCCCTCGACGGCCGGGCCGATGGAACGCCGGAGCTCGCCAGCAATCTCGCTCTGTAGCTTGCTGGCGAACCCCTTGGCGCTCGGGATGATCGTGACGTACGCGGTACCGACCTCGATGGCCACGCCGCCGACCTCCCGTCACTCTGTCGGGGGTATGGCCCGTTCAATGTCTCGAGCTGCCTGCTCTCGAGCGTCTTGGCCGGGCTCGTACCCTGGCGCCGGCAAACCCGGCGCCCGTTCGTGCATCGGCGCGCGGCCTGCCATGCGCGCCAACTCTGCCATCATCTCAGCCGGCGAACGGCCGGCCGAGCCACCGAAACGCGTCTTACCGTCGTCGTGCTGCACGCCGGGCCGCGGTAGCGGCGTCGGCCTCGGACCCTTGCCGGCGCGCTGCCAATTCGCCTCTGCGAGCCGGTCGTGCAGTCCGGCAAGTAGGTGCGTCTCGAGCGTCCACTCAAATCCGTCCGCGAGTAGCTGTCGTGCGTGGGCCGAGTCCCTGTGCGGGTTGCGTATCCAGCTCACGAGCTCGGCTAGCGTCAAATCTCGTACGTGCCAGCCGGCTCGCAAGAGGTCGGCTTGTATGGCGTCGCCGTGGTCACGTAGCTCGGCGACGACGCCGGCTATTCCCCCTGGCGCAGCCCCGAGATACGTACCCATTCCTCGAAAAGCGCGTTGGCCTGGCGTAGCGACTTGCGACCCTTGCTGAACGAAAGCCAACGCTCACGCGCGGCCTCGTCGACTTCCTCGCCGCGCTCCTCGAGCTCGTCGTCGGGCGCGTCGCCGAGGCCGTACCGGATGGCGACGAGGATGCCCTCGAGGTTGCCGGTGTCGGCCACGGCAACGACGTTGAGGTCGATGTCGCCGAGGTCGCACAGCTTGTAATCCTCGCCGCCGAGTACGAACGTGAAACCGTCGCCGCCGGTGAGCTCGTCGAGGTTGAACGCCTCTCGTGAGCTCCCGACGGCGGCGAGCTTGCGCGGCTTAGCCGACTTGGCGGCCGGCCGTGCCTTGATGGTGTTAGCCACTGGTGATGGTCCTTTCGGGTGTGGTTGGTGCGTCGAGCTAGGCCGTTATGCGGCCGGCGCCCACGACGCCTTATCGCTGAACTTGGTGCACACGACGCCGGCCACCGGGTACATGGTGATCTCGACCTCGTAGCCGATCTGCGTGTCCGACTTGTAGGTGATGTCCGACCGGTTGGAAACCTCGCCGTCCGCGATGTAGATGCGCAGGTGGTCGTTTCCGTCGATGATGTCGAGCACGAACTTGCGGCGGTCCGGGCTCGGAACCATGACGTCCATCCGGTAGCCGGTGGAACCGTCCGAGACGACGACGCTGCCCTTGTGGAACAGCTCGGCCGCCTCGCGCTTGTTCTCGATCATCATGAACTTGATCGTGGCCTTGCTCGCCGAGATGACCGTGCGGACGATCGTGCCGCCCTGCCACGCCTTGATCTCGGTCGTCGTGTCGTTGTACGCCTCGGTGATGCCGTTGTCCGAGATGTAACCGAGGTCGGCGAACAGCACATCGAGCGTGCTGATTGCCGTCGTCGGCGGCGTCGGCGCGTCGCCGTTCGCCGTTCCATAAACGGCGCCCGTCACGGCGACATTCACGTTTGCGGATGAAGTGCTCACGCTGTGTCCCTTCCCTGCTAGGCGCCGCTGGCGCGTAGACGTGTCTCGACCGTGAAAAGAATGATCTCACGCGCCGGATTGATTGGGTCCTCGAACCGTCCGAGGCCGATGAACTCGGTAGATTGGCCGATCCGGACCCCCGCGACGACGAGGCCGCGAGACTGTGTGACGAGGCCGAGCACGAGCTCGCCGAGCTTGGCGGCGTTCTCGTCGTCGTCCTTGCTGTCGGAGAAATACCAAATTTGGTAGTCGATGCGGGGCGCCGTCTCGGCGACGCCGACGCGCACGCCGCCCGAGCGTCGCACCCGGACGAACTTGGCCGGCAGGTTACCCGGCGGGTACTTGGTGCCGACCTTGACGCCGACGATGAACGGGTACGTGCCGGGGTCGAGGCCGGCGAGCGCGTCGGTGAGCATGCGGACCATGGTCTTTTCGGCGGGTGCGCCGATTACGAGCTCGGTCATCGGGCGGCGTCCGTCGACTGTCCTAGAACGCGGTGGTGCGCCTCGATGGCGCGTGCGGCCGGGTGCTCGGCGACGACGCGCGCGCGTGACCGATTCTTGCCCTTGCCCATGATGACCTTGGCTTTTACGCGGGCCGGCGAGTCGGGCACGGTTTGGCCGGCGTCGCGCGCGCCGACGTCGATTTGTTCGTACCGCCGGTTCGCGGCCTCGGCCACCCGGTCGGCGCGCTGCTCGATGTCGACGGCCACGCCGTCGGACAGCAAGAGCGCCCGGATGCCCTCGCGGTTGAGCTCGATGCGGATTTCGCCAGTCTGCCAGGTCATCCGGCCACGTCCACGAGATAGAGCTCGACGTGATCTAGGACGCCGGTGGAGTACGCGAGCGGCTCGCCGTCGACGTCGTAGACGCGGCCGCTGAACCGTGCGCGGTCGAGCGCGCCGATGTCGGCGCCCGGCGGGGCGATGACGAGCCACCGGCGGCCTACGGCGTCGCGTGAGCGGCCGTCGACGGTCTCGGGGGCGGCGACGGGCTGCACGGAACAGCCGGTGAGGTCGAGCTCGTCGGGCGCCGTCCAGTCGAGCACCGTGTTGCCGAGGCCGTCGGTGTCCTCGGTGCCGCGTAGCCGGGTGATGGTCTGCGTGGCGAACGACAGAGGCAGGATCATCGGTAGCCGCCCATGTAGCCGGTGAGCCGGGCGCGCTCGGCCGGGCTGATCTCGATGCCGGCGAGAGTGCCGTCGGGCCGCGGGGTGGGTCCGGCGATGAGGATCTGTCCGGCCTGCTGGCGGCCGATGGGCAACGGGCTCGCGAACGCGCGGCCGGCCAGCTGGCACGCGAACAACTTGAGGTCGATGGGGTTGTTGACGAGGCCGTGTGTGGCCGTGATCGTGGCGGCGTTCTGGCGGAACGGCCACGTGTAGCCGGCGCACGCCTCGTCCCATACGAGGGCGCCCGGACCCCAAAACGAGCTTGTCGACGTCGGGAAAAGGGTGATGAGGCCGGCGCGTGTCCACCGGTAGGCGGTGGGGTCGAGCTCGGTGTCGTCGGCGTTTTGCCAGTGCAGCACTACCGATGAGACGTCGGCGACGCGCGACGCCGGCAGCATCAAGTGCCGGCCGCCACGCCCCTCGACGAGTAGCTCGTCGTCGACGAGCTGCGGCCAAACCTGCCATCCGCACACGTTGCGGATGGCGAGCGACGCCGCGGCGAGGTAGAGCTCGGCGCTCGCCGTGTCGAACTCGTTGAGCGGCATGCGCGCGTACGCGGCGAAGTCGGCCGCGGTCGCGAACGGGTCGTACGTCGAGAGCTCATCCACCGGTCAGCCTTCCGCCACTGGTCTAGCTGTGGCTACGGTAGCCGGTCGCGCCGTGCCGACGGTAGACGGCCGGACGGTGGGCGCGCCGGCTGGCCGGGCCGTGCGGTGTACGACGTGCGCGGCCGCGGTGAGTTGCACGGAAGCGGCGAGGGCGAGGGCGGCCGAGATCGTCGAGTGGGCCGCGGTGAGGGTGGCCAACATGTCGACGTCGGCGCCGAGCTGCACGGCGCCGCGGCGTTGGACGATGCCGGCCGCGGCGAGCTCGAGCAGCGCGGCGAGGTCGACGGCGCCGCGAGCCACGCGCGTCGCGCCGGCGCCTAGCTGAACGGATGAGGCGAGGTCAACCGTTGCGCGTCGGACGGGTGTGGCGGCCGCGGTGAGCACGGTGCCGGCGGCGAGGGCGACGGCGGCGCGCCGCTGGACGGTGCCGGCGGCCGCGAGCGCGGCGGCCGGGGTGAGGGCGACGGCCGCCCGGCGGACGGGTACGGCCGCGGTGGTGAGCACGGCGGCGCCGGCCAGCGTGACGGCCGCCCGGCGGACGGCGATGCCGGCCACGGTGAGCGCGGCCGCCGGGGTGAGCGTGATGGCGGCGCGACGCTGGACGATGCCCGCGGCGGTGAGGGTGCTGGCGCACGTGAGGGCGACGACGGCCGACACGGTGCTCGGGCCGGGTTCGGCCGTGTCCGAATAGGCGAGATCGTCGAGCTTGCCCGCAGTGTTGGCCAGCGAGACGGCTTGCCCGAACGCGAGCCGCTGAATGGTGCCGCCAAAGTTGTCCGAGAGCGCGCCCGAGTCGTAGAACGTCGAGGCCGAGTCGCCAACGTAGATGCGCAACCGGGCCGCCCCGGTCGTCGAGCCGGCCACCTCGAGGCGCACCCGGTAGCGGGTGCCGTTCGTGAGCGCCGTCGACGTGGCAACGGTGCCGTTGGCGGCGTTGTTGAACACGACGTGATTGGACGTGTCGAGCAGTAGCCGCCAACGCTGCGTAAATGCCGTGTCGGTGCCGCGCATGAGGACGTTATTGACGGCGTGCGCGAAGTCGCCGGGGTCGAGGTAGCAGCCGTAATACTGCGTGGCTGCCGTGTTGCCGGCGTTGACGTTCCATCGCCGAGAGACGCTCGACACGGTGGCGTTCGACGTCCACGACATGACGAGTGAGCCGCGCTTACACCCGCCGGTGCTCGAATAGGTGCACGTGGTGCCGGTGCCGTCTTGCTGCGAGTCGAATGCCGTGCCCGAGCCGGTGTCGCTCGTGTTGATGGTGGTGCCGTTTGAGCCACCCTCGGCCGTCCACCGGAGCTCGGCCATGGTCAGCCGATCGACAGCGAAAAGTCTGTCGTTGCAATCTTGAGGTCGTCACCGGCGCCGGTCGTCTTGTTCGCGGTGAGGGCGCCGTACAGCCACCGGAACGGCGTGCCGGCACTGTCCCAAATCTCGACGCCGGTGACCGTGGCGGCCGGCATGCCGGCGAAAACGGCGTCGGCCGAGATCGTGACGGCGCCGCCACCCGACGCGGCGTTGACGGTGACCGAGACGGGCGCGTACGAGCCGCCGGTTACCTCGGTGCCGGCGGCCGAGTCCGAGCCGTTTGCCGTCATGAGCCGCATCTTGAGAGGCAGCGTCGGCGCCGTCGTCGTGTTGCCGGTGATCCAGTTGAGTACGCGCGATTCGGCGGCGTCGGTGAGGTTGTCGCTCACGTCGTGGCCTTCCCTCGAGTCGTCTTGCGGGGCGCCCGGACGGGCCGGCCGGGCGTAGCGGCCTTGTTGTCGGCCTCGGGCGTCTCGGGCTGCTCGGGCACGTCCTCGACGCGGCCGGGCTTGGCCGGCCCACGCTGGCCGGGTGTCCATGGCTCGGAAGCGGCGTAACGGCGGTCCGTCGGGTACATGTCGTACAGACCCCATAGCGGCCGCCGGTCGCTACCGGAGTTGTGCCACCGGCGCTCTTTCTCACCTTGCTCGGCCATGTCCGGCCTTTCCATGCGTTCGGGTAGGTCGAGAGCCGGGCCGGCGCTCGGCGTGCCGCACGTCGCGTGAGCGACGCCGCACACCAGGCACCGGCCCGGATAGGTCACGCGACGATCGCGGCGTTGCGCAGTGATGTGCGCAACGCAACGTCGTAGGTGCGGAGTACGCCGATGTCGACGATGGCGGCGACGAGCTGCGTACGGAGTACGCCGAGGTCGACAACGGTCTTGTCGAACTCGGTCTTGGTCGGCGTGCCACCGGCGGCCGCGGCCGAGGTAAGCGCGGCCGGCGCGACGGAGGTCTGTGCGGCCGGGGCCGCCACCGTGGCGGCCGTCGGGCCGTTGTTGCGTCCGAAGTTGAATCCCATGATGGTCTACCTCCCCTTACGCGTCGTAGCCGGTGGTGAGGTGGACGTCGCACTTGACGAACGCGTTGGGCTGGATGAGTCCGAACGCGTACCGGTCTTCCGCGAGGATGGCGACCATGTTGCGGATGAAGAAATCCGCGTGTTCGCTCGACGCGGTGAGCGTCGAGTCCTGACGGTCCCACACGACGCCCTTGCGGAAGTCGCCGCACACGATCGTGCCCTCGGGAACGGCCTCGGACTCGACAACGGGCAGACCCCAAATCTGCGGCGTGCCCAGCTGGGCGGGGCCGCCGAAGTAGTAACGGCCGTTGTTGTCGGTCAGGAGGTCGAGCCGCTCCCAGTCGTACGGGTGCATGAGGTACGCGGTGGCCAGCGAGCGACCGACGACGCGCACGAGGGTGCGCGCCCGGCGGACGGCCTTGAGGAAGTCGAACCCGGTGGCGTCCTCGACCTGCACGGACGCATTGTGAAGCAGGCCGTCGAAGTTGCTGCCGGTCGCGTCACCGTTCACGATCTGATCTTCGAGCTCCTCGGCGAGCCCGTAGGTGAGGAACGCGTCGATGAGGCTGCGGATCTGGCCGGCGTCGGACAGCGCGCGCGTGGTGACCGGAATCCAGTGGGCGAAGTTGCGCACGTTGACGGTCTTGACGTCGAGCGCCTTG